GGCGCAGTTGAGCGCGAATTGTTGGCAGGTATTCTGGAAACAATGGTTCGCATTGCAGAAAACAATGAAGCCTTCCAGCAAGCACATCTCGACGCACAGAAAGAAATTGACCAGACGTTGCGGGATATGTGGATGGAACTTGTAGAGCTGCGGAGGAAGTAATGAAACTTATACCCCACATGAACAAAGACATGACCGAAGTTCGGTGTGACCAAACGGGTCAACTGCTTGGCTTCGCTCACCCAGACTTTGAGAGAAGTGGGATGCCCTATGTTGAAGTGCTTTGTGCGCCACCTGCATACGGAGTGTCTGAAAGTGAGGAGTCTACGACTGTGCCAAGGCCAGACGTAATCCAACTGACCCGCGAGTGGTTTCACTTTACTGGCACACGAAGGACTGTGCATCGCTTATCGACATGGAAAGTCAATCGTGACGAGTGGACACGACTCGTTGAGCGGGGGTGTCTATGAACCATCTACACCGAATTAGATATGGGTTGTGCGATTTAGGTGCTGTGCCTGTGTCAATGTTGAAACAATGGGCTGATGATGCTCTGGCGGCTGGTATGACAGACGTTAGGGACAAGATTGGTTGTGAGATTGTGTATAGGAGTTAATGATGGCGGGGAACCAAAACGCAGAGCAACGCAATTTTGAGATGTCAAAAGACATCCTAGGCGCGTATGAATGGCTCTATCTGAATGACACTTGCGACATTGACGCACCCGCAATCGGAGACGTCATTGACGAAGAGCTACAGCGTCGCGGCACATACAAACTCAGGACGGGCGAGTATAAAGACGTTCTGGACTGGCTAGGGCATAGCTACAGCGCCAGAGAGATTGCACAATTTTTAATCGAAAAAAGGAGAAACTAACCATGACAATACGAATCAAATTTCCGGCGGATGCAGACTTGTCTAAAGTTGAGTTAGACGGGCTAGGTGGGTTAAATGTAACCTGTTTTGAAATGTGCCTTGAACGAGAAGATGAAAGTTTTTGTGATGTCCGACTTCTTGAGGATGTGCGTATTGAGCTGTGCCAAAGCACCCCCATAGACGTGAATTTCTATGACAGCGTTGGTCGTAAATTAGGCCGCTTTATGTTTTACCTAAAGAAGGAGTCCTCTGTTGAGTACGCGGCCAAAGACAACACCATCTCTTTATCTGGTTTCCCAGACAAGAAGTTCTTTCCAATGCTTTCTATAGGCTACAAAGCAGGTGTGACCCATTCACGTCACGACCCCAGAACAGTAACATTCGGTGTTTCAGTGTGCGTCTTCGACACCGAAGAAGACACCTCGGTTTCAGAGGTCGAGGCCGAACTCTCAAAGTATTTCCAGAAAGCAAGCGTTGAGGGTTTCCTCAAATGTTTGACCCAGCACAGGGAAAAACTAAAGAATACCAAAGCACAACCACAAAATTCTTAACCAAAAAGGAGAAACTAACCATGAAACCACAAAACTACCCTGACATAGAGAAGGCATTTTACGCCACTTTGACTAACCTCCCTGTTGAGAGCTACACACAGCAATTCTCTGACCAAGAGCTGTGTCAGTTTCTAAAAGCTGCGGCAGTGATACCAGAAGACACAGAAACCCCGCCGGACGTGTTAGAGGCGTATGTGTTTGGCGCACGTCTGGCAATCGGGGCAGCTCAACTCCTTGGCTTCGACGCTGAGAAAGAAGAGATGCAGACCGCATTATTTGGAGGTGAGGGCTAAATGAAACGCAAATTTATTATCTTCGTCACCGCAGTCCAGATACTTTTCTGCGTCTGTATTATTAACTGGCTGTATTTCACACCGAGCGACCAGCTTCAGCGTTTGTCTGATGCTCACCAGCGCCACGCAAAAGCCCTGAAAAAGCAATGCGAGGCACAACGTAAACTTGACCGCGAAGTGTGGGAATTAAAACTTTGGCAACAATGTGGGTAGGAGAAAACCATGACCGTTGAACCTTTGAAATTATCTGATGACCATGTGCGCTTTTTCGTCAATTCTACTGACGAAAACGCACCGCGAAAATGTATTGACGCAAAAGAGACAGAAGACGCGGTGCGGTTTTACGCACACTGGTATTACCACAAAATCCACACCTTTATCACAACAGCGATACGGGTTGAGCCAGAGGGGAAACCGGCAAAGTTCTACCGCGTGGACGCTGTGCAGGGCGAGTTTATCATCACAGACATCACAGGAGTTAAGTAGTGCCAAAAACTAAGACGCACCCAAAAGAAGCAAATAAAGAAATGTCTAAATCTTTCCTACTTTGGGCAAAAGACAAATCTGCTAAACTCAAACACCCGGTTCCGGTGACAATTGCCACGCAGGTGTGGGGTAGTTTTTGGGTTGAACACGCTTTAGAGAAAAATTATGTGGAGGCGATAAAGCTGTGGCCAAACAGATCAAAGGTTATTGGGTTAAAATTAACTGAAAAAGGGGAAAACCTTGCAGCAAAACTATAAATACCGAATCGTAGTTCAGGAGATGGACACTCAAGAGACGCGGATAAGTGTTTCGGACGAGGTGTTCACATCTTTTACCACAGCAAAACTCGGTGCAGTCACACTGGCAACGCAAACATCTATCCGCGACCGTTTCTTTATCCAGCGCATTGATACCGGGGAGATTGTGGCTTTGTTTTTTGGCACAGTTGTAGATGAGTCAGAGATACAGGAGGGGGGTTATGACCGAAGCACAGTCCTTCATTGATGACGCAAGGCAAACATTGACAAATTTAGACAGTACACAACATGAAAAGTTCAATTTAGCGATCGAGCAACGCATGGGGGAACTCATAAAACGCCGGAGACTTGCTGCGGGTATGAGTCGCGCAGAACTTGCGACTTACGTTGGGTGCAAAGAGAGTTACATCTTCACCCTGGAAAACGGCACAGATCGGTTTCGCGCACACCAACTGTCTCGCATCCTCTACGCCTTGAAGATAACACCGGCATCTTTCTTTGCGGAAGTGTTCAAACACATGACGTACTTACTTGGGAACCCTAACAGCATTTACGAGGTAAAGAAATGACCATTAAAGACGACTACAAAATACGAGAGCGTAAACTCCGACATGGTTTAATGGGTTTGCGGATTGATGCAGACTATCTGTGTAACCAATTAGCAGAAGAATATTGTGGCCAACCTGCGGAGGTGTGGAATCAGGGCAAGGACACTGTGGTTGTGGGGGTCATCTGTGACTTCACCGCAGAAGAGCCAGACTTTTGTGTAAAGGCCGTTGTGAGCCGCGATGATGGGAAACCCAATCTTTCTGCACCACTCAAAAACATTAGAATAGTTGTTGACAAGTAGGAAGAAACTTCGCTATACTACCTTTGCAACCAAACAAAGGAGTAACCTTATGATTTTACTTACCCAGAACGTCAAAACCTATTTTGACCAGAAAGATGATGAAGCCGACGTGCAGCCCGCGTTTGAGAAAGACGTATTAAGCCCGTCTGAAATCTACGCAATCGTGCGACTGGCGGGAGCTGTGGAGAATAACTATGTTTATTAAGACACAAGAACAGAAAAATCCATACCACTCCGGCGAACCCACGATTGCCTTGCCCTCCGGGGGCATGATTAACCCCTACACCGGCAAACCCGTGACTGACCCGAACTTAGCGTATGAGCTTTGGCGGGAGGCACAGCGCGGATGGCTGGAGTAAAACCGGAAGACATTCAGCAATACTGCGCCCCCACAGAACAACTCTGCGACTTGTGGCGTATGTGCGGTGCAGCCAGAGATGGGTGGCCTGTTAGTAAGCGACTTAGATGCTGGGGCAGAGTGGTACAAACAACCGTCAAAGCGGGACAAGATGGTGTTATGGTCTGCCCCCATTTGGCATTTAACTTAGAAAAGAGAACATGATTCTAACCTACACCAACAATGGCATCTTTTTCCTGAAGGATGCGCCTCAGACGGACACACTGCGGTTTATGGCAGAAGGGTGGCACAGACGCGATGATGGCACGTTTTGGACGAACAGTCCTTATGCTGCCGCACTGCACTTATCACACGCTGACGCAGCCACAGAAGCCTATTTCAAACCATTGCTGCAACGACTGCGCCATAGTCGCGCAGAAACAAGCGATTTTCCTTGTGTAGAGACAGGCGACCCCGAAACCGCGTTAGACGCAACACAGAGGGCGGGGGTCGAGTGGGCGGTCAACACACCTAATGCTTTGATTGCTGACCCGATGGGTTCGGGCAAGACAGCGATGGCGCTTGTGGCGGCGAACACACTTGGGGCAGAGACGATACTGGTTGTGTGTCCTGCGATTGTGAAGCAGAATTGGATGCGTGAATTTGGCCGGTTTTACATCCACGGCACGAAAGATGTTGAAATAGTCAATGGGTCAAGACACAAAATCACCAAAAAACGTATCATTATTAACTACGACCTTATCCACAAACCAACAATCCTCCAGCAGCTTTTGGACGAGTCTTTTGATCTAATTATTCTGGATGAAGTGCATTACTTGAAGAACATCAAATCAAAGCGCACGTTGGAGACACTCTCTATGGGGGGCGTTGCCAACCTTGCCAAGCGCCGCATCGCGCTCTCTGGTACGCCTTTAACTGCGCGTCCAAGAGAAGTGTACCCCGTGATGGTTTCGTTTGCTCCTGACGCTCTGACGCCGTTTGAGAACTATTTTGATTACACTCGCCATTTTTGCAATGGTCGCAAGACGCGCTTTGGCTGGGATGATTCTGGCGCGTCAAACCTCCAGGAACTCAATTTCCGACTACGCACCAGTATCATGCTGCGCCGACCACCAGAACTATTCCGCAAGTCTGCGCCGACGATTGTTTATCAGCCCGTGGATATTCGTAATCACCGTGAATATCTGGACGTTGAAAACTCTCTCCTGTCCACGCCGGAATACTCACGGGTGATTGAAGAACTTGCCCCAGATGCACTGAAGAAAAAACAAAAGAATGACAAAAATTTGGGCGAAGCAGCGACATTGCGTATTCGACTGGCTGAACTCAAAGTGCCTCCAGTGGTAGATTTCATCAAAGAGACACTTGAGCAGGATGAGAAGATTGTCGTGTTCTGCCACCATAAGATTATGGTTGAGGGCATCATTGGTGCTGTCGGCGCGAGTAACTGCGTCAGAATTACCGGCGACACACCCCAGACAGCGAGGCAAGAAGCCATTGAGTTATTTTGTTCCGACGAAAAGGTGCGCGTTCTGGTAGGTAATATACAGGCAGCAGGGACAGGACTGGATGGGCTACAGAAAGCTGCAAACATCTGTTTATTTGCGGAGACAACATGGATACCTGGTGAAATTGACCAGGCCATTGCCAGACTTGACCGCAGGGGTCAGAAGAAACAGGTTTATGCCTATTTTCTTCCGGTAAAAGGTTCTATTGACGAAACCATATCAAAGAGCATCAACACAAAACGTAAAACAATCGAAGAGGTACTAAAATGAGCGAACTAAACGAACAGCAGAAAAAAGCCGCAGAAGAGATTTACACATCTATTGTCGAAGAGCAGGAAGACCATGTGTTAATGGGTTTTGCAGGGACAGGCAAAAGTTACATGTGCCACCACCTTGTGAAAAACGTACTGCCAAGACCGTTGCTTTGTGCGCCAACAAACAAAGCGGCCAAAGTGTTGTCTGAGTACACTGGTCGGGACGCAACAACACTGGCGAAAGTGCTATGTCTGCGTTTGGAGAAAGGTCAGCTAATTTCTTACGGCAAACCTGATTTATCAGACTACGATTGCCTTGTTGTGGATGAAGCCTCTATGGTCAGCACACTTTATATGAGACTGTTATCTGAGAAAGTGAGAATCCCTATTTTGTATATTGGCGACCCCGGACAGTTGCCGCCGGTTAAAGAAGACGAATCGCTGGTTTTCCACTGTCCCAATAAATCTTGCCTGACACAGATTGTCAGACAAGCCGCAGATAACCCACTCATTGGCTACAGTAAGACAGTGCGTGAAAATGGGTTTAACCCCGCCACAATTCCGTTTGATGATAAGTATCTGCGTAAAGTTGGCGCAGAACACGCAGTGGATTTATCAGTGAAAGCTACAAAAGCAGGTAAGAGTTTTGTCATCGCCGGATGGCGCAACAAGACCGTTGATATGATTAACAAAGCGGTGCATGAGGAAATCTATCCTGATGGCTCTGAGTACGCTGTTGGGGAGACGATTGTACTACAACAGCCTCTTGTGGACGCTAATAAAGACATTCTTATGAATAATGGGGATGAGTCTGTGATTGAAGAAATCACACCATACACGCCCGATGACGCATTGTTCAAAGGTCAGTTCCCGATGTGGAAAATCAAGTTGTCAGACGGATATTCTCTGAACACTTTACGCGCCGATGCCAAGTCTCGTTTTCAAAATCTGATTGATGGGTATTTCAAATCGGGGCGCAGCGAGATGGCGTGGGCAATGCTTGAGCGCATCACAGAGATTAAACACACTTACGCCATGACCATTCATAAACTACAAGGTTCGTCCTATGACAATGTGGGGGTTGTGACAGACGACTTAGCCGCGTGCTTCATGCCCGATATGCAGAAAAAGCTGGCGTATGTGGCGGTGACACGTTCACGCAACCGAGTGTTATTTTTTGTTTGATATGTGAAAAAACTGCGCTATAATAGTAGGGCGCAACTAATAACCAGAAGAGGAAAATGATTATGCGAGATTTAACTGAACTCAAGCAAGCCCTTGACGGGGTATCTGCGGCCATCTTAAAGTTGGTGTCAGATCCCCCGACCACACAACCTGTAGCCGAAGTCAAAGCTGTTGTTGATTTGGATTATGAATTGCTGGCCAGAGCTGTAGGCGACGCTGTAGCTGCGGCACTCCCTGAGAAGCCCGTTGCAAAAAAGCGTGCCACAAAGAAAGCTAAGGCAGAGCCAGAAGCAGCGCCTAAAGAAACTATTAAGGAACCCGTCCAAAAACCTGAGCCTAAAATAGAGGCTGTAGAAGCCCCATCCAAAAAAGGCGACACGATTGAAGATGTGACAGACGACATTCTGGATATGCTCAGTGACCCGATTGAAGCAAAGAAGGCCGAAGTGGTGACAGTGGGTGAGAAAGAGACAAAAGAAATTGAAGTCTCTCAACCTGCAAATAAGACAAGTGAGACAAAAATAGAATTGTCCCCAAAATACATTAAGGAACTTATCCATGCTACGCAGCTTCAGGTGAACAGTGGTGAGTTTATGCAAGCTATCCACGACAAGTTCGGCGGCGTGTTCCTTGCAGACCTCACTGCGGAAGAAAACATCCGCGCAACGTATGACTTTATTGCAGAGTATCGCGCCAATGCAGGGTTGGTAGATTAGATGCCCCCTGTAGGTCACAGTCGTGTTGGTGCGTCATCTGCCTATCGGTGGATGGCGTGTCCGGGGTCAGTCCGTTTATCTGCGGGTATGCCGAATGAGTCTTCGGTGTACGCAGAGGAAGGAACGGCGGCGCACGAACTGGCAGAGAAGTGCTTGCTTGAAGAGCGCGAAGCGGCGGAGTTTATCGGCCAGGCCATTTATAAAGACTATGTCGTTGATGATGAGATGGCCGGCCATGTGCAGCTTTACTGCGATATTGTTACTGAGCAAATGGCAGAATCGGGCGAAGGGGCATTGTTGCGGGTGGAAGAGCCTTTTCACCTTGAATGGCTGCACAAGGATTTATACGGCACGAATGATGCCTGTGTTATAGAGCCTTATGGCACAATCCATGTCTTTGACCTGAAATACGGTCAGGGGGTGGCGGTTGAGGCTGAGAATAACAGTCAGCTTCTTTACTACGCATTAGGCGCGGCAGAGATAGTGGGGAGATTGTTTACAAAAGTAGTTGTCCACATTGTCCAGCCGCGTTGCGACCACCCAGAGGGGGTGCATCGTACATGGGAAGTGGGTTACAAAGATTTGTATGAGTTCGCAGATAAATTGCGAGAAGCTGTTGAAGCCACAGAGCAAGAAAACCCACCTTTGGTCACAGGGTCACATTGCCGCTTTTGTAACGCAAAGCCCGTATGTCCGAAGGTAAAACAGGAACTCATGGAAGTGAGTAAAGCCGAGGTCAAAGATGATGGGCAGATTGTTTTACCCGCACCGCAAGACCTGACATCTGAAGAACTCAAAGCCGCCTTGGATATGTCAGGACTGTTTAACACTTGGGTTGCGGATATTTTCAAATATGCTTTAGCAAAGGCGCGAGAGGGTCAGGAAGTTGAAGGTTATAAACTCGTTGAGAAACAAACGCGCAGGGGGTGGAAAGATGAAGACAAAGCTGTGGAAACGCTCAAAACAATCTTGCCAG